TAATTCCGGCTGCCTGCCGACTTCATCAACGCCGCCTCGGTCTGGCCTTGCAGCGTGATCAGTTTGCCGATCGCGCGATTCACTTCCTCGTCGCTCGGCGAACTCATACCGAGCTTGCGGCCCTCGACTTGCCACCAGCGCGTCGGCGCTCCCGCCGTCTCGACGCCCCCGATCGTCCGCGACGTGCTGCCTGAACGGTTCCACCGATCGGGGCCGATCCCTTTCATCGTATTGCGCAACGATTGAAGCTCGTTCACGGTTGCGCGAATCTGTGCGATCTGCTGCATCTCCGCCGCGCTCGGCGGCTTGCGCATATTGAAGGTGCCCGGCATACTCGCGCGACTTGGCGCGGAAGTGCTCATAGGCGGCAGCGATTGACCAGTGCGCGCGGCATCAAGCATCGCGCGGGCGCGATCCGGCGCCAGCTTCATGAACGTCTGAAACTGAGGGTCGGCCATCATGGCCCGAACCTTGTCGGGCTGTGCCGGTATCTCAAGCGTGTTATCCGGCATCACGGCGTACCGCCAAAATACGTAGCTCGCAATTTCGCTTCGAGCGCATCGACACCAGGGGTTTTCGTAGTGACACTACGCGCCGCTTTTGGCGAAGGACTTCCGGTGCCCGTCATGCCTCCGCCCACCGGACCCACGCTCGCCGTCATCGGATCGACCGCAATCAGCGAAGTCATCGGGATCGGGTTCCCGTCAGCATCGGTGCCCATCGTCTGCATCGTCTTGAATTGAAGGCCCGCGGGCCGATACTTGCTCGTCCAGATTTTCGCTACGGCGCTCGCGCTTGCCGGATTCGCTTTGATCGCATCCTGAATCCGCGCGAGCGAGTAGCGCCATTGCGGCTCGACTTTGGCTGGGTTCAGGCTCATCACGTAATCGACGAGCGCCTTGTCGGCCGCGTTCTTGGCAGTCGCTCCCGTTTGCAGCCGCTTGGCGTTCATCATTCCCGGACCCTGTTGCATCCGATTTGTGATGAGTCCCTGCTGCATGAGTAAGCGTGCCATCATGTCTTGCTGGCGAGCCTGCTCAAGCGCGAACTTATTGTTGGCGCGCAGCACGCGAGATTCATTCTCGTAGGCGAGTGCGTTGTCGAAGAGGCCCATTATGGATAGTTCGACCCCATCATTTTCATCAGCTCAACCAGGTCGATTCCGGCCGACGGATATGCACCCGCCGCGCCCGCTCCGACCTGCCCCGGCAGCGTCAAGCCCTGAAACGCGGCATTCTGGCCCATCTGCTGCTCTTGCAACTGATACGGGGCCAGCGCCTCCGCGATCATCTGCTGCGACATGCCGGGCGAGGTCGCCAAGCCCGCCTCGGCGATCCCCGGCGTCGTCGCGCGTGTGACACTCTTGACGAGTTGACTGCTCAGTGGCTTGGTGAGCGCGTTAATGCGCGCGCTCAGGAGACCCGGATTCATGCCGATATTTGCGGCTTGCTGCTCCTGCTGGTACGGCTGCTTGACGGCGTTGATGCCCTGAATCCCCTGAAAGAGCATCGCCAGTTGCGAGAGGATATTATCCATACCGCCGCCGGATGCGCCCGGAGCACCACCAACGGACGCACCGGCCGGCGTCCCGGAGCCGAAGCTGCCGGACATTTGTTGCGACAGCCTCCACGCCTGCTGCTGCGGCATTCCTTGCGAAATCAGATATTGGTAAACCCAGAGCGGATTCATCAGTAGGTCTCCGCCGCCTTTAATTTCATCGCGAGTTGATTCGCCTGCTCGAGAATCTTGTTCAGCCCGCCCGACTCCCAGTGTCCGGCAATCGCGGAGAGTTGCGGCGCGATCTGCTGCAATTGCTGCTGGGTAAGTTCCGTTGCGTTCGGCTCGCGGCCCTGCAATCCGGGAAGGCTCTGAAAGCCATACAGCGTCACCGGCTTTTTCGCGCCCGCGACGTTTCCGAGCGGAATTTCACCGACGCCGTTCTCGCCCAAACTCTGACCGCTGAGTAGTTGCAAAATGTCGCCATAAGCCGCCGGATTGAAGCCGGTGCCTTGCGGCTCGGATAGATCGAAGCCCTTATTGATGCCCTGATTCTGAATGAATTGGCCGAGCATCGTGTCGATTCCGCCCATCGAATTGAGCGCCGACACCGCACCTTCCGGCTTGGTCATCTTCGGCAGTCCGCCGCCGATCAAGCCGCCCAAGAGAGTGCCGAGAAAATCGCCGCCGAAAGAACCAAGCAGTGGCCCCAGCGGCCCGAGAAACGGAGTCAGCGCGAGGCCGCCGAGCGAACCAATCATTCCTCCGATATTGCCGCCCATGCCGCCGCTCGGATTATTGCCGCCGATCAAGCCGCCCAAGTCTCCGCCGAGCGATCCGGCGAGACTGCTCAATAGGCCTCCGCCAGGAATGCCGCCGCCACCGCCAAAGAGATCTCCAAGCAACGACGACGCACCGCCGCCTCCCAGAATTCCGCCCAGACCGCCGCTACCGATACCGCCACCGAGCAGCATCGACAGCAGTCCGCTGCCGCTACCGCCGAGCAGAGCCGCGAGAGGATCGGTGCTGCTGGGTGTCCCGAACGATCCCGACGGCGAACCGCCGCCATAACCGAACGGCATCGCGGGCGCCGCAGGACTGCCGACAACCGAGGGAATCGAAAGCGTGTTGCCGCCCGGCATCGAGGCCGAACCGGGGGACGCAACCGGATATGCGGGCGACGGCGTGCCGCCACCAGCGCCCATGTACGGCATTTCACCGCCGAACGGGGCTGGCGATACGGTATCGCCGCTCATTCCAGTTTGGTCACCGATCCAGAAGCCCATAAATCACTTCCACAAAATCGAGAACGGATAGCTCGCGCGATAACCCGCGAACGCTTCGTAAACTCGCGCGTCGCCCGGCTGCCATCCTTTCGGTACTGCATCGCGCGACGAGCGCATCTGCTCAACGTAGAGGTTGAATTCCTGCATCTTCGCTTGCGCGCCCTGCATGTCCTGCTCTTTCGCGCGAAACTTCGAGGTCAGGTACATATCGAGCGGAGTGTCCCAGCCCGACGGGAGCTGCAACGCGAAATACGAACTGCCGGGGCCGAATTCCGGTGTCAGACGTTTTCCGGTGAACATCACGATCAACTGGGTCACGGTCGCGCCGATCGCATGAGTCGCCGGCATCGTTCCGCCCATGCCGCGCAGCATTCCTTGAAACTGGCTGTTGGTCGTGTCCGGCATCGAGACCGTCATCATTTCCTGATCGACTTGCACCATGCCGGGCGCCGTGAAGTTCTGGAGACTCCCCGCCGTACAATTCATAACCGTATCGGTGAGTCCCATCGGTGCCGTCAGAAGCGAAGTCGGCGGCCCTTGTCCGGGCTGCGGCCACAAGCCGAGAATGTCCTGCCCGGCCGATGACCACGGCGTGTAATAGCCGGGAACCGATTGCACCGGACTGATTAGCCATGTGTAGGACTGCCCGCCGACGACCTGCCACCAGCCCTGCCACCATAGATTCTCGATCTCGATCCATCGATTCGTGAGCGTCTGCCACGCTGCGCCCGACGGCCATGCGACACCGGAAATATCCGGGATGCCGCCGAGATTCACGATCATCTGACGGAGCGCCTGATTCAGCCATGAATAGGCGAGTGCGGCGCTAACGAAAGTGCCGTCGCTATCCGGCAGGAACGCGGCGTTCTTGCGCGGCGGCGTCGAAGGCTGCGTCTGCGTCCCGTCGCAAGTGATAGTGACCGTCGCGCCGTTCGCAAGGTTGGCGAGGCTGACTTCCTGATATTGCGAATACTGGCCGGTCTGATACCCGATGTAGAGTCGCGTTTTCGTCGCGCCCGGAACGAACGTCGAAGTTGCGACGACCGTCTGATTGCCGGGCGTAGCCTGCAACGTCTGCTCGATGCCGGGTGAGGTCTCGCCCCACGGCGTCAGCCACGTTTGAACGATGTAAAGGGCTTGGGTCGGCAGAATGCCGCCCGCTGCCAGCGCAACGCTAACTTGAACGGGAGGTGCCAGAACCCCGCAAGGGTCCGGCCCCTCTGCACGCATCCTGATAATAGGATCGCCGACCAATATAGCCATGCGCGTTCATTCGTCCTTCGGACAGGTTACGGAGTGCCGGCAGCCGCGAACTTGATCGAGCAGGTCGGCGTGGTGCCGGACAGCGTGATCGACGCGCGCAGTCCGATAACATTCGCCAGCGGCCCGTTAGCCGAGTCCGCACCCGCCGCCAACGACGCGGCGAAGGTCTTGAGAATGCAGCCGCCTGCCGCCAGCGGAAATTCCGGGATGGTCTCGACCACCTCCGCATTGCCCGCGTTTGTCGCGGTGCTATCGACCGCTTCGATCGTGATCGGGCCAACAAAGGTCTGCGTGCCGACGGAACTGATAATCAGGCCGAAAGCGCCCTGTGAGACCGGCGGCTGATTGCCGACTCCGTTGACGGGGAAATTGATCTGCAAAACCGGGTTGGTCGCAGTCTCCGTGACTGCGGCCGGCTCGCCGGTATCGCAATAGGCAATGTCGCCGCGCCCCTGCGAAGCCTTTTCGAGCACCAATGCCAGCAGGTTGTTTGTGCCGGTCGGCGCGTTAAGCGGTGATCCCTGTGCCATGATTGATTCTCCCGAATTAAAGTCCCGTCCCCGTGAGCGCCTGACCGGCCTTCTGCGGAGCAACGCACTGAATGTTCCAGCCCAGGAGCAGGAATGTGCTCAAGAGCAACTGATTGCTCGGCTGAATCCACGGTGTGAACCGGAAGTACACTCGCGAAAAGAAAATCGGGTAAATGTACTTGTAGTTGATGATGAATGCGGTCTGCGTCTGTTCCGCCGCAAGGTAAGGGTCGGGCACCACTTTCGTAGTGAAGAACCGCACGCCCTGCTTGAACACGCTCTGCACCATCTGGTCGTCTGGATACTCGTTGAAGTATCGAATCTGATTGACGAACAGATTCATGAAATTCGCGTATCCGGTCGGCGACATGAACATCACCTGCGGATAGTCGAATCCCATGTTGCCGGCGTACTGCCAGTAGGCCGAGATCATTGCCGCCATCGTGAGGCCGCCGCCCGGCATCGCGATCGGCGCGTTCGGCTTCCAGAAGGCGTTCGATGCGGTGTTTCGGTTGATGCCGGCGATCGTGTTCGTGGTCGTGTTCAGCCACGCATTGATGTCGTCAACCGCCAGCCCCGTCGGCTGCGTGTTGTCGCCCCAGAGCGCGTTCGAGAGAATCTGCAAGAACGTGCCGGAGAGCATGATCATGTAGGCGCGGATCAGGTTGAGCACGCCGGTCGGACTCGACGCCTGGTTCGTCCACAAGTCGGTAAGCGACACGGCGAGCGGCTGGCGGTAATACTTCCAGCTTTGCAACGCCGGCTGCACCGGATCGGGAACTTCCAGACTGATCGGCTGGGTGCCCCAGAAGGCGCCGCCGCCTGGAATCGTGCGCGCGGCAACCGCAAACGGAATGTCCGCAGCATCGATACGCCGGCCCATCGCCGTCATCTCGCCGAGCGCGGTCGAAGGGATGAAAATCGCGTCGCCGATTAGCGGCTCGATCCAGCGTTGCGTAATCGAGTCCATCGTCGCTTGTGCGACGACGGGCGGTTGATAAAGTCCCGAGCCGACGAATCCTGCCATGATCTTGCTTCCTTAAAGTAGAGTTTGGTTTCAGCCCTTCATCCCGCTGATCGAGCGGATCGTCGCGAGATCGTTGGCCGCCTCAGCCATTGAATTGCTCAAAATTTCATCGGGCGTCCGGCCCTTCGCCACCAGCTTCTTGCCGCCGACGCCATCGCGATTCGGCATCATAACGACGTTCGGATTCTGCCGCATCTGGAGCAGCGCCTGCTCGGCGCCTTCCTGACGGGCCTTTTCGATTTCCTTTTGGCGCTGAATCGGAGTCATCACCTCGTTGTGGACGCGGTTGACATCGACCAGCCCGAATTGCTCGCCGCCCGGAATGAAGTACCGCCGCTCGCGGCCGGTTTCGATCACCTTTTTGAGGTCGAAGCCTTCCGGCCATTCGCCGGCATCGCGATACTGCTTTTCGATCTGCATCGAGAGCAGGGCGTTGGTAAGTTGCTGATTCTGTTGCTGAATCTTCTGGAATTCCGGGGTCAGCTTGCCGAGCAGCTTTTCCTCGCGCTCTTGCAAATAGCGCGGGAGCACCTTGCTAACCATCGGCTTGTAGAGAGGGTCGCTGGTGAGCTGTGCGTATTCCTGATCTTCGTCGGAAAGCGGCTGCTGACGCAGGCGCGGATCGACCGGCGGATTCTGGGTCTCAAGCGCAGCCTGCTCAGCGGCGGTGCGGAACAGTACGGCGGTATCCGCTTCGTACTTTTTCAGCCGCGCGTTTTCCGCCTGCAACTGCGCAAGTGTCTTGTCGCGGTTCTCGATCTCGCCGCGAGTGCTGGTGAGATACTGTTTGAGATCGGCACCCTTGATCGACCCGTCCTCGCCGAGAGGAATCGGGGCGTCGTCGCCGAGTTTCGCCATCAATTCGTCAATGTTGATTGCCATCTTACGCTGCTCCTGTTACGGGTAACCCGCCTTGTGGTGCTCCAGGTGCGCCGATCATGGCGTTCGGCTGCATCAAGGAACTTGCTAACAACGACTGCACCGGATCGGCATTCTCCGGCTTTTCCTTGTCCATCTTCGCGACCGCTGCCTGCAATTGAGTCACCGCGCGATTCACGTCGATCTGCGTGTGTGGCCCAATTGTGGGCATCTGCGAGAATTTGCGGAGAAGAGTCACGATTTGGCCGAGAAATCGCTTGTAATACTCTGTCTGCTGCTGGGCCAGAATCTGCGGCGCAAGTGCGCTCGCCGCGCCCATCTGTCCGAGCATCGACGGATCGGGGCCGACGGCGCCCGCGCCATCGTCGCCGCCGCCGGGTGCCATCGCGGGGCCGGTCGGGCCGCCCGCCGTCGGCGCAACAGCCCCACCCGCGCCCCGGAGGAACGCGAGCGGGTTGCCTTGAAGCGAAGTCGGCATTAGCGGCCTTTCTTACCGCCAGTGCCCCAGTTGGTGAAGGCGTCGCCGTCCATCTCTTCTTCAAAGTTGGTCGGGCGCGAACCAGCCGGGTTGGTCTGAATACGCTCGAATTCCGAGAATTCCCGAACCGAGCCATTCCACGGGCTGATAAAGCCCGGGTGAAAATCGATGCCGGTTTCCGGCTTTCCCTGATTCCAACGATCTTTCGGCATAGCAGTTACTCCTGCTCAAATTTTGATTGAAAGCCCCTTGAGAGAGAGCGCTTCACCTCTCAAGGGGATTATGGGCCGCCAAGCGGCCGTTAGGCCTACTTGCGGTGCATCTTGCGCCCTTTGCCGCGATGTCCACGCCGTTCGCGCTCGTTCATGTGGGTAAACCTCCTTGATTTATTTTCGCCACGGTCTCCGCCATAGACGGAGCGGATGGCGGATTCGCTGCCATCACCGCGAAATCGGCGAGCATGTGAAAAAGCTCGCGAGGATCGCGATGAAGTTCCGTCAATTCGTTGTAGGCCAGTTTGGCCAGCTTGAATTCCGGCAACTCGCGTTCATCGACGCGAAGCCTGACGATAACCTGTTCGTGAATGGCGCAGGGCGAAGTAGCCCGGCAAAGACGAAAGCCGCACGGAAGCGCGACTACCCGATGTGGTGCATCACCGAAAGGAGACTTGGTTTTCAGCTCCATTGCCCTCGCCAAAAGAAACGGCCCGCCGGTGGTGTCCGGGGGCCGTTAGCGCATCCCTTAGCGGGGTTCTATTTTTCGGACGTTATTCGTTATTCATAGAACTGTCAAGTGCTGGCATGGATCGTGTCTCGCGGCGAGCGCCATTCTGACCGATAAAGGCCGCTCCGCGACCATGCTTCCACTTCCTGAATTGCTGACGCGACGGGTGTACACCGGCCATTTCGCACGCTGCTCGAAACGCTGGATCATATTGTGCCAGTTCGCGATTCGTCATTTCTTCCCCTTCCCGCCCTTCTTGTCCGCATTCGCCATCGCCGCGAGCATTTGCTGCTGCTTGAGTTCATTCGCAATATCTTCGGCGTGCGGCACGTTCAACCATTTGAGTGCATATTCAGGCGTGATCATCCCGAGGTTGGCAAGCACCGGCACCAGTTGCCGCAGCGTGCTCGACGCCATCGGACGCAGACTCGACGCATCCAGTTGCACGTCGAACGCATTCAACTGCTCCAGCGGTACCCCCGTCCACGGCGCCGTCCGCAGATCGCCGTTCAACGCCTCGCTGAATACCGTGTCCGTCTGATAATCAACCATCGTCTCAAAGGCGAGCCGACCGACTTCCTCGACCGATTCCGACAGCAACCGGGCGCGCATTCGCGTGATACTCTGCGCGTTGCTTACGGCGGCGTCGAAGAGGCCCGGACTGATATTGCCCTGACCCGCCTTGCCGGAGCGTTCCGGCGTATAGCCGAACAGCTCGCGCATGTGCCCCATGAGTTCGTTCGCAAACTGCCCTTGATCCGGCGAGAACGCCGGCGGCGGGACAAAGCGAAACGCCTTGCTCACGTCATCGGAAGTCTTTACGCGGATAAGGCCTCCCAGCTTGTCAAAGTTCTCGGGATTGAGGATCGCTCCATCCTGATAGACCCGGTAGCCATAGTTCATGCGGATCATGTTCTCGGCACGTTGCGAGTACATTGATTCCGCGAGATGCTGCATCTGGATCAGGTACTGAATCGGCGGCGTGCCCCACACTCCATAGAGCGGCGGCATCGAAAAGACCGGGACAATCGGAAACTTGCGGTACTGATTCGGGCCATCCCACAGCTTGAGCTTGCCGGTGCGGACGATGAGGCGCCCGGTCGGGTACTTCATAATCGTACGCGGCGGCGGCAGCACGCCGCCAGCGGCGTGAGTGCCGATCAAGTCGCGCACGACGTTCTCGCGAGCGTCGTCCTTGATGAAAACGTAATCAACGGCGAGAAAATCCGTGCTGCCGGGTGGCCGTCCGATCGGCACCGATTGCATCGCGCCGGGCGGAAGCTCAATCGATTCCGGGCCGCTGCCGATGAGGCCGCCGGAGCGTTGCGCGAGATACATATTGCGCTGATGCTCCATGAGCAGGCCGGGGAGCCGATTCGCGGCGTGCGGAAAATTGCGCATGATCTCGTCCGGCGCCATCGGCACGCGAACAATCACGTATTCCCATTCGCGCCAGTCCGTCGCATAGGGATCGGGATAGACGGTCTGCGAGTTACGCGCCCGGATACGAACGGCGTTACGCGGCGAGCGCGCACCGTCGGCGATGACTTCAAGGAAGCCGGTGTGAGCGTTCATCGCCCACATCGTCGCTTTGAACAATTCCATCTGGTAGTAGCTAGACCGCCAGTTGGCCTTGAAGGCGTCCTCACGCGCTTTCTCGCGCTGACCGCCGCGTGATACAAAAAAGACCGGCTCGGAGTCGGTCAGATCGGACGCCTCCTGCATCACCAGCGTTTGCAGGTCGGACATCTTGAGCTTGATCTGATATTCGAGCTGCGGCTGCCAGAAGGACGGACGAAAGAGAAAGAATTCTTTCGCCCATTCAAAATAGTTGGGGCCGAGAACTTCGGTGCGCTTGTCGTCGCACAGCCGAATCAGTTCATCGAGAAACGCAGCATCGCGCTCCTCTTCATAGGTAAACGCGGGCGGCTCATTGTTGTAGCCGATCGGACGTGGAGGAGCGCCTGCCATCTATTTCCTGCGTGCCATCCCCATAGCTCCGTTGACCGGCATGATGGCGGATTGCGTCTTGATGGCGTTGATTAGCTGGCGGGTGACGGCGCACGCCGGGCAGTCTTGGCGATGCTTCACTGAATCGAGTCTTGCGTCTTTACCCATAGCTGCCATTTGCATTAGCATACCAGCGATCACCTGGTGCTCAAGGGCATCTGCGATGCGGCTGGCAACGTCGCTCCACCGCTCTTGCGCTTCGAGGCCTATTTTCTCGCGGCGAACCAAGTTGTCGAAATCTTCGTCGTCAATCGGCATTTTCGTCCTCTCCTTCGGGTGGTGGTTCATCTTCGTAAACGAGTTCGGGGACTTCGCGCTTAAGCTGGCGCTGCATCTCTTCGATGCGGGGGTCCTCTTCGGCTTCGCTCTTGGAATCGCGGGCGAGTTCATTGCACAGCCGCACCAGATCGCCGACCGATCCCATCGGGATGCCCTCGCGGAGCAGCGTCACGCCGTTCTTACCGAGGCGCTGAGAGAGCAGATTATTTGCCTTGCCTAGCGACGTTTTTGATTCGTCCGACCAGCTTTCCATCAAGGTCTCAAGCAGCCGCCACGCCTGAGATTGCTTGGTGGTCGGATGCTGCGGGAGGCTGCGAAGTTTGCCGCGTCGCGGAGTGGGCGGGGGCGCAACGGTGATTGCGGGTGGTGGTGGACGGTCGTTCCGCATCTGCCGCTGCGCCTGTGCGCGCGGGGTGGTGAGATTGTCGGGTTCGGGCGGGAGCGCGCCGGCCCACGGTGCCGAGGTCTGATCGGGAGGAGGCGCGGGCGTGCGGACGCCATTGGCGGATTGTGCGCGAGTAGCTTCGACGACGCGCCGGATCGACGCGGTGCCTATCTCCGGCGCTGTCTGCGACGGTGTTTCATCCATTACTTCTTCTTCCCTTGCAACTTGGCGATTTCCTGCTCGCGTTCACGAATCGTCGCCGTCATCGACAGCATCAACGCGGCGATGCGCGGCGTCAGCATGATCCCGTTGAGCGCAGTCGGCAACAATGGCGGCATCCCTTCGAGCATCACGCCGCTCGTTACCAGCCGGATGGTACGGTCGAGGCCGTCAAGGTCGGTTTCCATCTTCTCCATTGATATGCCTCACGGCCTGTTGCGCAAGATTGTTCTGGCCCTTCTTCGGGTTTTTCATCAAGTCGAGGCTTTCCCACAGCCGCCGAAATACCGCTTCGGGATCGTTCTGCAACTTCCACATTACCTTGTTGCCGGCGGTCTCGGTCGCATCGATTGGAATCGATTCGCGCGGGCGTTCCTGGTCGCGTGCGATCCACGCAAATTGTGCGGCGTCGAGTACGTCATCGTGGCCGCGCGGCACCTCGGCGTCAGTCGAGTCGTAAGTCATCGACGCGCGCTGAATCTGCTCGTTGAGCCGGTAGTCGCGCACGCGCAAGACATGGTTAGCCAGTGCGATGCGGAAGGTGTTGAGCTTCATATCGTTCGATGCGCCGGTAGAAACCCAACCGATGTTTTGGCCCGGGCGATTGTGAATCCGATCGTCACGGCCGCGCCAGCGCAGAAACCGATGGATCGGATAGTTATGATCCTGAATCAGGCGGCGTTGCACTTCGTTCCCGAAACCGCCGGAGATTTCGATATTCATCATCGCCCAATGCCACTCGCTGATTTCCTGCGTCCGGTAATACTTGCCGGCTAGATAGCACTGACGTGCAACGATATCGGGCGGTATCCACTGTTCGAGCACGGCGGCGATAGCGCATGTCGTTCCGTTGATGATGACGATCGCGGCGAAGTCGCCGGGTTCAGCGGTCGGCCGCGCCCAATCGATACCGCGAGCGGCATCGACGCCGACGTAGTATTCACAGTTCTTTTGCGGCTCCTCGTACACGCGCCACCAGCCGCCCGGGCGTGCGTCCGGCGGCGTCGGGATCAGCTTGACCGGAGAGTTCGGGCCGTCTGCATAGAAGTCGCCGTTGACAAAATTGTTCTCGACGGTCTGCGCTGACCAGACCCGCTCTTCCTGAGAAAAGGCCGGCATGGCGGACTTGGTGAAAGCGGAATCGGGGTCGGTCGGATTCTCCATCTCGAAGAGTTCGACCTTGCCGCGATATCGGCCGCGAATCTCCTGACGCCGCCACGCGATCGTTACTTTGCTCACGCCGGCACGCAGCAATACGCGCTCTTCGTCGTCTTTCGGAATGTCGCGCGGGATGATCTTGGTTACGGCATAGGGATCGCGCATCCACGGGCAGAAATAGCGGACGAAGAGAGAGTCGCGGTTTTTGTCGTGAATCCAGCGCGCATTGTCCCACATATCCTTGAAGGCGACGCCGCGCCGGTCAGGATTCGGAGTCGATTCGATACCGATGAAGGTATCTGGTGAACGCGGTACTGACGGAAGCATCGCGGTGAACGGCGAAGTCGGCGGATAGTGGGCGGCCTCGGTGAGCTGCATGAACATCGCGGCGCCGCCCCGGCCTTCGCCGGTAGCCAGCGCCTTTGCGCCGATCAGTACCGAGGGGCGGCGGCCTTTGCCGATGCGGATCGGATCATCGGATTTTGTCCCCGTTTGCACTCGCGTAGGCAGACCGCGCGCCATCACGCGATAGGACTCTAGAATTTTGGTAAGCGTCGAGCCCAGGTTGGCCATCACGATCCCGTCCATACCGGCAGTTGCGAAAGCCATCATGGTGCCGATGCCGGTGACGACGCGTGACAGTCCGACACGTCGCGGCTTGATCGCGATAATCCACGTTAGGGCGTTCTGCTCCTGTGTCTGTGCGCAAATCTTGATGAAGTCGAGTTGGGCGGAATTGACCTTGAACGGCACGTAATGCTGCGGCTGGAGGCGATCCTCCACGCGAAAATTGTTCTCGAAGAACGCCGGGCAGCGCCGGAAGTCAAGGACGGGAATCGGCATCAGGCCCCTGCGGCAATCCTGTTCTGCACTTCACGCGCCTTCTGGCCGAGCTTTTCCGAGCACGGCGCCGAGCACGCGTTCTGATTGATCCAGTTCTGCCGGTTTAAATCGTAAATCGGCACCGTCATGTACGGGCCGCGCGCATCGAGCGGCTTGTTGCACTGGGAGCAACGGTTACGCGACTCGGCCTGCTGTTTGCGCGACAGGCGCTCGCCCGCTTTGCGCAACGCTTCCTGTAGTCGCGCGAGTTCGTTATTCGCCTGATGGATCGGCAGCTTGAGCAGGTATTCCGCTTCCCACCGCTCGACGTAGGCAAGCATCCCTTCGGGGCTGTGGGGATGCACTTTTGGCGCCTTTTCTTGTTCGGACATGGGCTAACTCCTCGTTCCCGGATATCTGCATTTGATTCGATGGTGAAAATGGCTGCCGACGCTCGATGCGTTCGCGAAAGAATTGTACTCATCTTCCGGCACGTCAGGATAGGAATATACCTTGCCGCCCTTGAAGCGAATCTCGATCACGCCGGTCTCCGGATCGCGCCGATGCGCGTCGATATTATCCGAACTGACGCTTTGCCAGTCACCGAATGCCATCACTTCATCCCCATCCGGTGTTTCATGGCCTCTTCGCCCATGCCTTTGAAACGGGTATCGCCACCGAGCAGATTGCCGAAAGACTTGTCGAGTTCCTGACGCTTGGCCTTCTCGACCATCGCCGGATTCCACTTGATGAACAGGCCCTTGCAGGTGCGGCAGCCGAACGTCCAGTACCATGCGGCCTGCGGCGGCCCATGCTCCGACATCATCCGCACGTCGGATTTTGGGCAGCGGCCGTTCTGGAAGTTCTCGCATTCCGGGATCGCCTGACTCACTTCGGCACCTCCATGTTTGTCTCGAACCGTCCACCATCCTGCGAAACGCCGGTCTCTTCGGTCGGGATACAGGAGTTCGTGACCTCGCTGGGGTCGCCGTAGCCGAGCAACTGGGAGATGGTGCGGCCGGTCAGCGGCTCGACCATATCGGTATGGAGATGCCAGCCGGGCGGACAGACGCGCGAGGAGTCGCAGCGGATGGTCAGGATGTTGCCATGTGTGCGCGTGACGCAGTTCTGGCGGTCGATGCGCGGAGCGGGCGGCGGCAGCGGGACGTACTGCTGGGCGAACACGGGAGACACCAGAAGCAGAAAGATAGCAAGAGCCATGCTATTCCGAAGGAGCTTCATGTTTGCGACCTCGCTTGCGTGTTGGTGGTGTGTACACTTTATCCATCGTGTGCCCCGGCACATCCCCAACGATCTCGCTATCGGCTTCGATCTCCAGATGCCGGATTAGTTTGCGGTAATGGGATGGTCGCGGGGCGCTATCAAACGAGACGCGCGCCGTGATGCCGTTGCCGACCGGAATGACCATTTCGGCTGCGGCGTGCGGGAGCGGCCCTGGAAGCACCCGTATTTGCTCGCGCGGAGGCGCTGGCAACGCTGGTCGCCCCGGAGCCTGTGCCGCAAGTCCCACCATCAGATGCGCCGGTGGCGGTTGTCCGTTCTTCATGGCCTCCAGCACCTCGGGCGGCAACAGCATCGGTTCGCCGCCAGCCGGGGTCTGCGCGGGCGCCGCGCTGACATCGGTGTACTCCGGTTGGTAGGTCGAGGGATCGGGCGGCATCCCGTTCTCGTACTGGGAGCGCAGCACGCCGGAATCGACGTAGATTTCTTTGGCGCCACCCGGACTGGTCGTCTGATGGCCCATTGCCACAGCCAACGCCTCCGGGCCGATCGCTGGCCCCTGCACCCAATCAGGCATCGTCGTCATTCTCCTCAGCCACTATTTGCTCGCGGAGCCATATTCCCGCCGCATTCCAGTCTTTGCGCCACGCCGCCGTGTCCGGCATCTCCCCCGGCTTGAACGCCCAGTCAGCGGGCTTGTATTGCCAGAGCTGGCGCACGAGAGTCAGGAGCAACCAACCGGTCTCGCGCTCGCGATGATTGTGCCAGGCGAACTTGCAGCGCGGGGTGCAGAACTGCGCGTTACCCTTGCCGCGCCGAGCGCCGTCGAGCAACTGCCCACACCAGTCACAATGCCGCATGGCGGTCAATTCTCATGCCGCAGGCCGCCTCGTCGCGATTTCCTCCGACCGATGCAAGATAGTCTCCCAGTCCAAATCCTCGCGCCCTACGG